AGTTCCACTAGCAAATTGTAGAGCCATCTTAGATTTAGATGGGTCAGGGTCATAGATAAATTCATCTATAACTAATTGTGAATGTTCTGTTAATCTTACTTGACTGTCATTTAAAAATGTTATGCCTATTCTTCCGTTAGAAGTTTCTACATTGTCATAACTTTCTATATCAAAAGATAAGGCAGCATCATAAGGAATACCCCTTACAATTCTGCCTGTACCTTTTAATTCTGTTACGCTTCCTATACTAGCATCCGACTGTTGTGCCACCATCGTTTTGGATAACACAGACAGTACCAGAGTTGCCAGTAGAAAGTATCTTGAGCCAATCATTATCTAATGTACTAAGTTGTTGTATGTTAAAAGTTCTAGAGTTACCTGTTTGGTCTAAGTAAAAATAACCACCAGCATAACCACTACCTGTAAAAGTAATATTGTTACTATCTCCATCAACATCAACATAGGAAGTACCACCATCATAATTTATATCAAAATCTAATGTGTTACTACTTCCGTTGATAATCCAATCTAAATCTGTATTACTAGCCATAGCACTTGTACCTACATCTAATGTAAAGGTATTACTGCTACCAGTAGTATCCACATTGAAATCAGAATTATCAGCACCATAAGTATTAGTTGGGTCTACTTGAATGGTAAATGCGTTAGAATCTCCATCAAACTCAAAAAAACCTGTAATGCTATCTCCTAATATATCACCAAGAAATTTATTACTATCACCGATTTGATTTACATCTAATGTAAGATTTAACCCATCTAAGTCTAGTGCAGTTAAAGTACCTGCAACAGAGTTTAAACCACCTATTATATTTCCAGAACCAAGTTGTTCTAAATCTATATTAGCAGTAGCACCTGATTGGTCAATGTATATTTCGTTATCAGCCCCGT